TTCCTGTGTTCGAAACGACAGTGTGTATAGATTGTGTCATGGTTCCTCCTGTAGACCCATTCACAAAAAGAATGTCACCTACAGCAATAGTAGCAGCTACATCATTGAAGTAGCCTGAAGCTCGAACAGTTGCCTGCGTATCAGTTGTAGTGTACGCAAACATTTGTGGAGCTGTGCCTTTTTTAGACTGTCCACCAATCGGGTTCCAGCCGTCCATTGAAAACGCCATATTAAATACTCCTTCTAGCTTTCGTCACAAACAACATCAACAATGCCATCTGTATCGATTGCAGTTGCCGCCATTGAAAGTTTCGCTGTAACTAAAAAGCTCGTCTTTTCAGGTACATAGTTAATTTCGGTGCTAGGGGCCATAGCCACTGCACAACCTACTGCTGACTTATGAAAAGCAAAACAGGTGCGGTCATTTGTAGCCAATGGTAATCCTCCTTCGTCGCGGTCACCTATAGAAATAAAGGTGAACCCGAGAACAGAGTTGATTTCCCCATTTACGAGAGCACGGACATTTTGGTAGTCACCACTAATAGCTCTTTCGTCTGATAGAAGACCTGCGATATTATTCGCATGTGTGACAAAAAATCTATCTGTTGGTGGTACATTTTTAGCATCTAGAGCTTTCTTAGCTGCAAGAATTTTCCCTACATTAAGATTACTACTTGCTGCATTTCCTGTGGTGACCACAGTTTTTGCAACAGAAGAACCAGCCGAAGCTGCATTGATAGCGTCAATGATTATCTGGTCTTGTCTGCGACCAATCGCTGAGCCCACTACAGTTGCCAATTCTCTACGCTCGTCGAAGTTAATTTTAGTCTGCAAGAAGATATCGCTATACTCTGATGCGACAAAATCAGACATACTAACTGACACAGATGTGAACGCTGTATTAAGCGGCACCACGTCTGTACCAGGATTTCGTAGGGTTGCCTGTCCTTTTCCAATCTTTGGAAAATTGACTGTATTCCCTACAACACCCGTACGCATTCTACAGACATTTTGTAGCACGGCATTCCCTTGGTAGGCTTGATGCACTTCGCTATCAAAAAGCTGAACAAACGCTGGGCTTAGATTTGCGGTTGTTGTCATAAGATAAACTCCCTAATTTGACAGTTAAGTTAATCGCCATCAGGTTATTGGAATAATCCAGCCTGCACTTCACAATAACGTTTGTGCAAACGGTGTATTTTCTACACGCCAGATTAGCTCCCAAAAAAAAGAGAGTTATTAATCCCCTTTAAAATACATTACAAACTGCAACTTGTAAAACAATTTTTAACCAACAGCAGCTTTGTTACCATAATAGTCTTCAAATTCTTTCTGCACATCATTGGTATATTTCATATCATTACCATACCTAGGGTCATTCATTTTGCTTTGTGCATAGCGTTTAAATTCTTCCTGCGACATTTTAGGGTCTGGTGATGTAGCAACTGGTATAGGTGTATTGTCACCTGACATACCCCTTAATTTTTGTAGAATCTTTGCGCCACCTGCATAGTCACCAAAACCATAAAGTTCTGCTCTTTCATCTTCATTAATGATTTTTTTAGAAAGCAAACCATTAATCCAATTTTGGTTAGCAGTAATAATTTCTTGTGCATTGCCACCAAGAATCTTCATTTCTTCTTCTCTATTGGTTTCTTCTGTTTTTGCTGCATCACCCGCTAGTTCTATAACAGAAGTCAAAACTTCATCAACACCAGCCTGTGTCATATTCTGTTGTTTAGCAGTTGCTAGAAATTTTTGTAGCAAAGGGTCATCTTTTTGCACACCTGCTTCTTCAGCAACAGTTAATCTATAACCGTCCTTTGGCACATTGTGGTCACCCCTATGAAACTTTTTTTCTAGTTCATTTAGACTTTTGAACGTCCCTTCGAGGTCTGGGCCTTCTTTTTCGTCCCAGAACTTTTCTGGGATGAAGTCTGGTCTAAGGTAGGTCTCACCATCATCACTTCCTTCTTCCTCAGTGGAAACAAGGTGAGGAATGCTTTCTTGGTCTTGTGGCTTAGTTTCTTCAGTAGGTTTAGGAACTTCCCCCATAAGACCTTGAGCTTCTTCAGTATTAGCTTGAGTGTTTTCATTCTGATTTTCTTCCATTTTTATTCCTTTTGATTCTTTGTTGGATTTCCCTAATGATTGAGTTTTGACCTTCCCTTGCATATCCAAAAGAAGGGTCTGCACCAGGTGTCCAACAAGGCTGGTCTAAGGTTAATGATATGAGATGTTCTAACACTTTCTGACCAGCATCAGTGCTAAAACATCTGTTATATAAAAGGTCAAGTGATTCCTGTTCTGAAACATTATGAATCCTAGTAACGTCTGCACTAGAGTTCACACCATCCCAGCCTGGTGTATTAATTGACCTAATCTTTTCTGCTTCGCGAGCCATATTATCCTACTGCTTCCTGTAATGGTGGTTGTTCTTCACCACCTTGTTCCATTTGCATTTGTGCTTGTTGTTGAGCAGCCTCTATCATTTGCTGTGCAATTTGTTGTCTTTCTTCTGGTGTTGTCCTTATTTCACCAGGCACACCAAGAAGGTCTGCAATGTAATCACCTGCTTTTTCTAGGTTAATTAACCCTTGTGCTGCAGGCCCAAAAGCAGAAGTCATTTGTATGTATTGCATTACAGAATTAACTTTGTCAGCATTTCCCGCTAATGCTAATGGACTAACAGGTATTACTTGTACCTGAAGACCATTAACTTTTAGCGGCAAGTCTATTATCCCTTGTTCATCCATAATTTCTAATGTTCTTTTAACTATTGGATGCATACATTCATTTATTAATCTACCAAACGCAGCACCTAAGTTTTGTGATAGCTGCTTCATTCTTTCCATAATTTCAGTTGCAGAACGTGCAGACATTGTGTCTGGTGGTAGTTGGTCATCTAACAACATTTGTTTGATTGACATTCTTAGGTCTTGTAATTGTATTTGTGATAGCTGTACATCACCTGACCTTTGCAATGGTAACAATGATGCACCCCTAGGCCCACCATTGGAATTCACAGGAATGATACTACCTGGTTGTATTGATATAGTTTGTGGATTAAGAACACCATCATCTACTGCAGTGTACACCCCACCAATACTAAGTGATGCATTTTTAAGAGCTAGTTCTTTTGTTTTGTTACAGGTGAGAATATCAGGTAATGCAAATAATACAGGCCCCCTGCCGTATCTTTCTCCACTAGCTTTCATATATCTAGCAATAACCCAGGGAAAGCTTTTTAGATTTCTTTTAACTAATTTGTGTTCACCTTCCATAGTCATAACACAATAATACATCTTACCATCATTGGTATATGTGGCTTCTAATAATTCTACTTTTTTAGTTACATCTTCCCTATATTTCCTAGTTAATTCGTCAGGTATAACAATGTCAGGAAATTCTTGTTCTAATACATTGTAAGGTCTTTTCATCTTTCTATAGACTGTATTGACTTGACCATTAGGCCCTTCTTCAAAACACACATGAAAGGAAGGAATAGGTGTGAACCGAATTGGGGAAGTATCATCATTACTTGGCTGCACAAGCATGCACCCAGTACCCACCGCGAGGTCTAATAAGAATTCTCCAATAGCCAAGTCAAACCCTGATGTTCTAAGAATTTGAAATAACTTTTGTTCATAAAAATCTAGTGTTCTTTGTAGTTCTACTTTTCTTTCTTCTGGAATATCGTTACCAGGAACTAGGCGGCACCAGTTTGATTGAGGAGGAAACAAAGAGCTTTGTATTCTATTAGCAAAGCGATTGGTGCTGTTTTCAGCGGTGCTGTCAAAGACTTCATCACGTTTGCCTGTTCCTGGTGTGTCTTGCTCATAGTAGCCATCATATAAATTCCTATCAGGAAGTGCGAATCGGTAACATTTTTCGTAAATACTTCGCCAATGGTCTTTATGTGTTTCGGCTGCTTTGAACCTTTTTTTAATTTCTTTTATAGTTAATTCAGCCATTATGTACTTGCCTTTCCTGATTTCTTATGACGGTTGGCAAAGTTTCTAGCTGCTTCAACAGAA